TTCCACTGGCCCCACAGGCCCAAGTGGTAGTAACGGAGCAGATGGTGCTACTGGTTCCACTGGCCCCACAGGCCCAAGTGGTAGTAACGGAGCAGATGGTGCTACTGGTTCCACTGGCCCCACAGGCAACACGGGTGGTCAAGGTGCCACTGGTCCCGCTGGACCTCCGACAACACTAACAGCTGGAGGGGGACTAACTGGGGGCGGTAATCTCTCGGTCGACAGAACAATTAGCCACGCCGACACTTCCTCACAAGGTTCAGTTAACAACTCTGGCGGTACGGTTATTCAGGACGTCACGCTCGATGGATTTGGACACATCACAACTCTTGGGTCTGTGAACCTTGATAGTCGATATCTTCAATCTTACACTGAGACGGATACATTAGACTCAATTACTGATCGTGGAGCAACCACGACAAACACAATTTCTGTCGAGGCCGTATCTGTAAGCACTGAGACGCGTTACAAGGGCGAGACGACCACACTTTCTACCACTACTCAGACTACAGTGGCTACATTTTCTGCGACAACTTTTTCAGGTGCTAAGTTGATGGTTTTGGTCAATGTGAGCAATGAGCGACAGATTTCAGAACTTCTTATTACCCATGATGACACCACAGCGTATGCAACTGAGTATGGGGTTGTATTCACAGGCTCCGCTCCTCTTGCTGACTTCGATGTTGATATATCAGGCGGCAACGTGCGGCTCCTCGCAACCGGTGCGTCATCTAGCTCGACCGAGTATAAAGTCACCGAAATTTTGACACTGGAATAAGAAATATGGGTGCATCAGCAGGGCCAAAAATTATAAAAGATAACCTTATTCTAGCTCTTGACGCAGCGAACAGATTATCAACTCTTCGTAAAACTCAGTCGTCAAATATTCTGGTCGATCCCAATACGTGGGTACCCGGCACGGGTTCTTCTTCAGGATATAACGATAATGGCGGAGCGGCTGAACAAAACAGACTGTCCGTTAATGATGATCCGTGGGGAAGAAGATCCGTAACATGGAGAACAACTCCGGATTCAAGTTCTGGAGCCGATGGCGGATGGAACACCGGTTATTATCCAGTTGATACTAACTATACGTATCGGTTTTCTGTATGGGTACGCAGGTATACTAGTGGTACTGGCGGAACCTTTTATCTAGGAATGAATCCTAACCCTATTCAAAATGATAATAACTCAGAACAAGGTAACCCGTATTTTACCTATACATCTATAAGTAATTTAACTGAAAATCAATGGTATCTAGTCGTAGGTCACTGTTTCTTTGAAGGTTACAATGGCGGCAGGCATCCTAACTCTGGGTGGTATGAAAAGACCACGGACGGTGGAGTTAAAATAAGTGATAAGAGTTTTGGAAACGTAGGTACTGAGGATGTAAGATGGAAACCCGGCACAACAACGGCAAGGCACCGAGCGTATCACTACTACACGACCAACGTTAATTCTGGAATAGAATTTGCCTTTCCTCGTCTCGACAAGTGTGATGAATCAGAACCAACTATACGTGAGTTATTAGAGACCGGAGAATCTGGTTGGGGAGGACTCACAAATAATGTGATCGGAAATTTATATAATGGTGTCGGTCATACCGATGATAATTTTGGTGCCATGACGTTTGATGGAAGTAGTGATTATATATCTTTACCCAATTCTTTAGATTACACCACAGAAGTAAGTGCATTTGCTTGGTTTAAGACAAATGGTTCTGGTGCCGGTGGTTATCACATAATATATGGTCCGAGCGATCTAGAAATATCGGTAAATAATTCTGATTTTTTAAGAACAGGCGTCGAGACTTCTTCTGGTAGATTCGTATCAAACCACGGAAGTGGTATAGTCGATGGAAACTGGCACCATGTTGGTTTTACATTTTCAGGAACGTTAAAAAAATCATATATAGATTCAGTTTTGGTTGGTACACAAACGGTATCGGGCACATTAACCTCATCATTTTCTAATAGACATATAGGTAGGTTTGGAAGTTCAAATAGTTATTATTTAAATGGCGATATTTCTAATACTCAAATCTATAACCGTGCTTTGACTGAAGATGAAATCAAACAAAACTTTGAAGCACTTCGTGGTCGATATGGAATTTAATTATGGCAATTAGAACAGGTAGATCAACACCTAGACAAACTCTTGCTGACAATCGTTGGATGATGGTTTCTTCAACTACGTATCTATTTGCGGGATTTTATGATGATACTAGAATCTTTGCAAATGGTGTGCTCGTAGATACACTTAATAAACAACAGATAAAGTCTATTAGCTTATCTGCAAATGATATCATATCATCGAATAGACCAATATCATTTTCTCGTTCAGGAAGTGGTCAGACAGGTATTCCTTATGCTTGGCAAGGAAATCTTTTTGCTCATAGGTCAGATCGTTACAACGTTGCATTCTATATTGTTGCTACTGAAAATGATGCCACGATTGAAATAGAAGATTCAAGAAATCTTGGAACAAATTATTTTTCGGGTACTGTATCGACCACTGCGTATACAACTGTTACTGTAGGCGATACAGATTCTCAGTTTATAATTAGATCGCTTGATAACCCGATTGCTGTTCTTGCTGGCGAACTTTCTACGTCTGACGTACTTCCGCTGTATCCATGTGCTACAGAGCTATTTGGTACCGCATCAAGTGACGGTCATATGATTGCTACTGAAGATAATACCACGATCACGGAGTTTTCGACCAGCGGGAGCACAACGACCCGAACTTTGAATAAGGGCGATCAATCTGGCTTTACCTATGATGCTGGTTCTCAATTTACAGGGCAGAGTGTTCGTCTTGTTGCAGATAAACTGATTGCAGCAGAATCGCAGGCTGACGCAGATGGCGGTGAGATGACGCCGTTCGCAGCTAAGGACGCATTCGGTAAACAGTTTGTTATCCCAGAAAATGAGCGTGAATTCGTTGTTCTTGTGAGTGATGCTCCTGCTATTGCAACAGCATATGATCAATCGGGTAATGTATTGTCAACTACTGCCCTTATAGGATCATCTGCGAATGGCGTGTACAACGCAAGGTTGACGGGCACAAGCTCGTATGAAGCTGTATTGATTGAAACGGATCAGCCCGTCTATGCAATATACGAAGGCGAGGCAGATGACGAAACAGTTTTATTCGGTCATTATCCAACTGAGTCGGCTGTACATTACTCACCACGCACACTCACCGACTCGCTTGTCCTAAGCCTCGACGCAGCGAATCCTAAGTCGTATCCGGGAAGTGGAACCACATGGTTTGATTTGAGTAAAAATGGCTATAACGCCATAAATAGCGGGCCTACCTTTACTGATAGTAATGGTATTCGGTACTTTAATTTTGATGGATCAAATGATAAATTTTATTTAGAATCTTTGTTTTATACGACTCCGAATGAACTGTCAGAGATGAGTGTTTTTGCTTGGGTACGCACAACATATAATTCCGGCACTCCGGGTGTTTGGAATAATAATAACTGGGCTATACTTGACTTTGATCGAAGTGAGGTCTTTACATTTACTTTGAATGGAACTGGTGAAATTCAAATGTCAGGGTCCCCCACAAGTGGAGGGTTTGGATCAAATTTTGATATTGTAGGAAACCAAAGATTTAATGATGGTGAATGGCACTATGTGGGTTGGACTTTTTCTGTTACAAATCAAGAGATCGTAATGTATGGAGACGGAGAGATTGATAGAACTTTTACTGCTGATGGGACGTTAATCGGTATAAGCGATGGTACCACACGGTATGGTTATATTGGCGATGGTTCTGAAGCAGGGTCAGAAGACGGTGGGGGAAATGATATATATTTTAGTGGAGATATAAGTGCATTACATTTTTATGATTTAAAGGCTTTAACACCCACAGAAGTCAAGCAAAATTTCAATGCCCTCCGTGGTCGTTACGGAATCTGATCCGTATAAATAAGATTATTAAATAATCCATTAGGGGAAAGAGAACCAATGGCGGGAAACAATAAAAAGTTCATTGCAAAAAATGGACTTCTAACTCAAAATATAGAATATCTCTCACCAGATAGAACAAACAGTATTTCAGTCGAGATGCTTGATTCTGATACATTATCATGGGAGGGAAACTCCGGACAGCTATTCTCAATCACAGACTCTCTTACAGGAACAATTTTCTCTGTAAATGACATTTCTGGTATTCCCTCTATTGAGGTGGATGATGATGGGACAATTCGATTAGCGGAGTTTGCCGGGAGTGTTCTTGTTGGCACTGGCAACGATAATGGAACTGACAGACTTCAAGTTTCGGGTTCAATTGAAGTTTCATCAATATCAAAATCAGGAACAAACGGTTCAGGAAATATAGGGTCTAGTTCTAATAGTTTTAATACCGTTCATGCTAAAGCAACCAGTGCTCAGTATGCTGACGTAGCAGAGAATTATGCATCTGATGATAGTTACACTCCCGGCACAGTTATGATTATAGGCGGCACAGAAGAAGTCACAATTTCTTCAAAGTACGCAGATTCAAAATTGGCTGGAGTTATAACAACTAATCCTGCAATGTTGATGAATGATGATTTGCAAAGTAAATATATTGCCCCTATTGCACTAACGGGTCGGGTACCTTGTGCAGTAGTTGGCACAATCAAAAAAGGTGACGTTTTAACGACTAGTCATATACTGGGAGTTGCCACTAGATTATTCAAAGATGACTTTGTTCCGGGCTGTGTTATCGGAAAAGCTTTACAGAGTTATGATAATCAAGCTCCGGGTGTAATAGAGGTGCTGGTTGGTAAGGTATGATACAAGAAAGATACAGAGCAGACTATCCCGGTGAGTTTGTTATTCTAAAAACTAAATTAGAAAATGGTCAAAAAGTTCAAGAGCGTGAATGGATACCAAATCCAGTTGAAAATCAACATATATCTTCAAGAGCAGCTGTGATAATAGGCCCGGTTGTGTCTAAAAGATACAAAGAGTCAAACCTTGAGCGACACAAGGGTGGTCATCTTGGTAAGATAAAACTTCAAACATATGGAAACGAAAGTAGCTGGAGAAATCTAAGACTTGATTTTGCATTTCTTAATGATATCAAAGAGTTAGATGAAATAATTAAGACAGAATATCAAGAAAAAACAGCAGTTTATACTAATTCAGAAAACTGCATCAAACGTGCAGGTGAGTTTTTCTTATTGCCTTATAATCCAAAAGTTCCAAGTTTAGCCGGAATACTTTATCTTGCTGCTTTTGATGGACATGCTGAAATATTTGTATGTGGTGCTGATGGATATGGTCCCGGAAATTATCCTACTGATAAAGTAATTAAAGCAACAGAGCAAGTGTTTGCTTGTTTTAAAAATACCCAATTCCATTTCGTATTGGATAATGCTAAAGCACTCCCAGATCAGTGGCGTAAATTTAAGAATGTAAAACTTATGGAACACAAACATTTTGTATCTTATTGTGATTTATAAGAATCTTTAAGTGTATCTACTTTTAATTTAACTGATTCTATATTTGTTGTTGACCATAGACCCGGATGCATGGGATTTGGCAACTTTCCAGAATCAATCCAAGCATAACCAAAATGCTCGTGATTAAGTACCGGCGAAAATTCGCATTTAATTAATGACAAAAATGTGTGATATGTAAAGCGGTTATCCGGGCTGGTAAATTGTTCAATAGGAGCAAGTTTAATTGGCTCAGGCCATTGACCTAATTCTTCTTGGCACTCTCTTGTTAGTGCTTCTAACAACGTCTCGGGTTTTTCTACTTTGCCGCCGGGTAGCCCCCACGTATTAGGATGCTTTCTGTCATTGCGTAAGAGATATAGATATCTATCAGTGGACAAGGCATAAAACCATACTCCTACTGCTGCTATAGAACGATGTTCCATTCTCCGCCTGCGTACAGGCCCTGATAACTTTTTAGCCATTTATCGCCAGTCCATCTGTATTGTATGCCAGTAGTTATGTTCGTTATAAATTCTACATCAGAAGAGTTGACTGAATCAAACACGACTTGCCATTCGTTTCCATCATATTGAATAATATCATTAGCATTTGCCACAACATCACCCCATGCCGCTGATGCTTCATCGTTGTCTCCGTCACCGATATTATCAGTGAGCAAGTACCGCTGACCATTTGCCGCTGCTGGAAGCCCTGCACTGGGTCCGCTACGGGTTGGGTCGATCACCGAGTCTACTGGTTGGGTTATTGTATTTGAGGGTAGCGTGTCACCATCAGGCGTGAAGAGTAAGTATCTGTCATCAGTTGGATGAAACGCTATGGTGCCAACTATCTCTGTGTTGTCAAATGCATTATCAATCCGCAGCTGGCTAATGCCAGAACGCAATTCACCAAATTGTTCAATTACTGGTTTCCAAAATGCTTGACCAGATTCTCTACCATCAACATCAAGTGTGTTTCTATTGATATCGGGTTCATTGTTATCAAGAATTTGTACTTGATTATCCAGCAACAAGATTTGATAACCATATGGTGTAAATTTTTGACGGGTTCCTAACAACAAATCTTCATCAAATATTGCATCACGAGCGTCTCCGTTGGCATCATACACAGAAGCAACGATTTTATTCACTACTCCAAGTTTTTTGACTTTGGCTGGTGGTGATAACCATATAGGAATTAAAAATGTCATTGACATAATATCAATTGTTTCATCTGTCCCCATAGGAATTGAACGATTAGTCCAATTGGTACGAGTCAATTCAACGGTAGTCAAACTAGTCCAGTCAATGAAGTTATCTGTGCTTTGTATCTCCATTGCGGGGTTGAATAGTGTAGCAATTTGCTCAAAAACTTGTAATTTTTGATTAGTATTTGAAGTCCATATATCCAGATTGACAGACATATTATAAGGAACAGGCATTAGCCGCTCAACAGTAAATGCGTTGCCTTGAGTTGTTTCATACTCTTGTGTGCTTGGGTCCCACTCTCTTTGTCTAACGTGCATTTTGTTCACGTGATACGGTTCCTGCATACGTGAGCGTTCATACTCTAGTGCAGAAATGTAAAATGACATTGATGGCGAAGAAGGAAGCACGGATGCTGAGTTTTTCTGTGCCGCTGCTACTGCTTGACGGCTAGGGTCACCGTATTTTATAGGAATACTCTGTAAAACTACATTTCCAGCGTCGTCTGTTCCGTACTCCACTTGGAAATTACTAAAAATTCTAGTGAATTGTAGAAGGAATCTTCGTATCTGGTTATCGTAAAAGAATTGTTGAGTCATATTAATTATCTGCTTTCGGCCTGAGTGCATCGCTAAGGCTCTGTCTACTTGGTATATCACCACGGTCTGTTGTAGGTAATGTATCAGTGTTATTTACAAAGCCACTGTAAAGCGATTTATTAGAATCACCCGGTGTAAGGTCAGTACGAATGTTATCCTCTACCTTAATCCATCGTGAACCACTGTATCTAAACAACCTATTTGGAAAATAATCTAATCGTAAAGCATAATCACCTTCATTAGGATTAATTGGAAATGACACACCCGGTGTGACTGGTAATCCATTTGGAGGGATACCATCACCCGTAAGATATCCCATCGTATACCCATTTGACTTCGGCGTAGTGCCTTCAACTGCAATAGTGCTGTCGTCTGTTTGTAAATCTTCTTGAGATGCAGGACGACCATGATCATCAGTAGCAACAATATAAAATTTAGTAGTATCATAACCAGTAAGAGGTACTTCGGCTTCTGCTTGTTGTAAAATTTGTTGATTAAATTCTAAATCTTTAGACAGCGTAGCGATATTGTCTTTTAATGAATCTGGGGTATATTCTTCCCAATAAGCAGGGTCACCAATTTCAGTTCCCGATGGCACATCTTGTGATGCTTGGTAATAGGTATCACCGTCAACAACCACACTGCCTTCGGGATAAAAATTTTGCGAGTCCCACTGGTTATCTTCCTCAAACGGTTCTTTAAGTATGTCATTGTACTCTTGACTTCCGGTCATTGGTACTGCTTTAATTCGCCATAAATGTGGCTGCCACGTAGGAGAAAACCCTTCAGCAGCAAACGCCGCATCTTGTATAACATAATATCGTGGTAGTGCTTTTGCGTTGCTCTCATCAAGCGGATGATAATCTTTGAGGTTTGGTGCTTCTAATACATCACCTGCCATAAGTTTCCGACCCAGAGTGTCAATCATATTATTGTAATGAAACGTAATAAACAGCGTATCATTATTTAAAAATAAACCAAATTGGCTTAAGTCAAAATCAATGTCTTGTATATTATAGACACCTCGCATAATATAGATGTCAGGGTCATATTCTCGGTCACGATTTTCTAATAGTAAGACATCTTCTATAAAACTAGGGTCAGTTTCGCTAAATGCCGGTTGTGTAGCATCATTAGATTCTTCTTTGATTGCTGGACCTAGATATTTGTGTACATATAAGTCAACGCCGCCAATTGTGAACATCTCTGATGCACGGCGGTCTATAAATTTGTAATCGTTTGTACGATTTGGATGATATAATGAAAGTCTAGGCATTTGAGGTATTTATCGCCAAGTTGACAAGATTAAATAACAGTGATATCGTTTAATGGAAATGTGATATACCCAATAAATTTAATGTTAGTCATTAAACGGCTATATATTTCCACCTACAAGGATTAATTGATGCCAACGTCGCAAACAAAAAAACGTGTACTAAAACCAAGGTCGGGTGAAACCAAATATGTTGGGGTTGAGCCTGTTTGGGAAAGTGAATTTGAAACAGACAGTGACCGCCGTTTGGCGATGATTGCTGCACTAAACTGGTACAACTATAACCAAGACACTAAAGAAGCACGACAGTGTTTAATTGATTGGTTAGAGGATAATGATCGACCACAAGATGCTAAATCTGTACGTAATGCATCGGGTGAAACATTTGCCCTTAGTTCTGGGTGGCTTGCGAGAATGGCATCTCGTGGTTTGGTGTTAAGTGAACACGAACTTAATTCAATTGAAACCGTTGTCTCAGCCGCTAAAGCAGAGAAAGAGCGTATCATCGAAGAAACTGATGAAACCAAAAAGAAACCAAACATCCAAGATAGGTTAAAAGAGATAGCACTTGAGGCTGGTGGTGAAATTGAAGGTATGTTTGACGAGCTGATCGCCAACGGCGTCAAAATGGATGCAAAGTACAAGCCTCTCGATGTACTAAATTCATATAATGTTGTTCCTCAACAGATGCCGCTGATTATTGATCATTGGCAATCTGTTCTATCTG